TACACGATCTTGAACCACACATAATGGACTGTTGGTCAGTCTGTAGTGACATTGAGACAGTGTTCAAACAGATAGGTGACGGTGAACGTGAGCCTACACATGATGAACTGATGAATGCTTTAATGGGTATGCGGCAGGTGTACCAGTGGAAGTTTGAGCAGTTGTTCTTCAAGTATGAACAGGTGTTGTCATCAGGAAAAGACAGGATTTGAAAGGAGAAAAAGATGTGGGCCGTAATGTTTGAGATTGATAAAGATGAATTTATATATGACACAGGTAAGGATTCATTTACAGCGAATGATCCACCTGTATGGTACAGTAATAAAGAAGATGCACAGAAACGTGCAGACAATTGGAACACTGGTATAGTAGTACCATACGTCAGACCAATGACAGAAGATGAACGAAAGAGTTCCATACATAGAAAGGGTTACCTATGACACACGCTACTGCAAGTACAGAGATTAGATTGCACAGAGCAATGATAGACAACAGCCTAACCCTTGACGAGGCAATCATTGCGATGGAACAATACAGAGATCAACTAAATGTAGATAACATAAATAACTACAACACAGGGGTTGACACAACGGCAGATATATACGATAACGATTTTGTAGTATTAGATGAATGGGACAGATGGTCCGATTAAGGGGAGCAATATATGAAACACTTAACCCTAGACGTAGAGAACACAACGGTAAAACGGAATGGTAAGTTACACCTTGATCCGTTTGAGCCAGAGAATACATTAGTTATGGTAGGTATGCTAGATGATCATGGAAACGAAAACATTATAACTTTCGATCACTCAGAGCAACAACCTACTACAGAGGGGCGGCGTATAGTACAAGACGCATTAGATGCCACCTCTCTACTTATTGCACACAACGCACCGCATGATTTGCTGTGGCTATGGGAGTCAGGGTTTGTATATGACGGTGAGGTATTCGATACCATGTTGGGTGAGTACGTTCTGCAGCGTGGACAGAAGCAACCGCTATCACTTGAAGCGTGTGCAGAACGTTACGAATTAGACACAAAGAAACAGGACACATTAAAGGAGTACTGGAAGAATGGATATTCCACACGTGATATACCTCACGCTGAACTATCGGAGTATCTATCACACGATCTCCACGCTACTCAACAGTTGTATAATGCTTTGCAGACAAGGTACGAGGGATGCACGTCATTAGTACCAACGATACAGCTGACCAATCAGTTATGCATACACCTTGCACGTATCTATCAGCGTGGCTTTCAAGTTGACATGGACGCACTGATGGAAGTACGTGATGAGTTTGAACAAGAGCGTAACGTACTTACCGTTGCACTTGAGGAGCAAGCCAGTGACCTGATGGGTGACAGGACTATCAACCTCAACAGCCCAGAGCAATTGTCATGGGTTATCTACAGTCGCAAGCCACACGACAAGAAGTTGTGGGCAGACTTATTCGATGAACGTATGCCTGACGCAGAGTACAGACGTAACGTCAATGCGTACAGTGAGAAGTTATATAAACAGAAAGCACACCAGTGTCGTACATGTAATGGCAGTGGTCAAGTGTGGAAACAAAAGAAGGATGGGACACAATATGCTAGATCAAATAAATGCACTAATTGCAATGCTATCGGATATACATACACTGATAATGTTAGTAGTGTTGCTGGTTTAAAATTTACGCCACCTAATGCCAAGTGGATTAGTGCCAATGGTTTTGGTACAGGTAAAGAAAACCTTGTATTCCTTGAGGGCATAGCACGATCCAAAGGTATGCGTGAAGCTGAGTTATTCCTACAGAATGTACGTAGGTTGTCTGCAGTAGAGACATACCTTAGCAGCTTCGTAGAGGGCATAGCAACACACGTTAAGACTGACGGTAGGCTACATGTACGATTGCTACAACACCGCACTGGTACAGGCAGGTTGTCAGGTGCTGACCCTAACATGCAGAACATGCCACGTGGCGGTACGTTCCCTGTGAAGAAGGTATTCATATCACGTTGGCACGGTGGTAAAATCATGGAAGCTGACTTTGCACAGCTTGAGTTTCGTGTAGCTGCGTTCTTGTCACAAGACATGGCTGCAATTGACGAGGTGACTACAGGATTTGATGTACATGCGTACACTGCACAGGTTATTACAGATGCAGGTCAGCCTATGTCACGTCAAGATGCCAAGCCTCACACATTCGCTCCTTTGTATGGGGCTAGTGGGTTTGGTCGTAGCCCTGCAGAAGCGGCATACTATCAACAATTTACGACAAAGTATTCTGGTGTAGCACGTTGGCATAAGGAGTTGGCAACGGAAGCAATCAACACGGGTAAGATAACTACACCATCAGGACGTGAGTTTGCATTTCCTGATGTAGTACGGCGAAGGTTCGGGGGTGTGACTTATTTCACACAGATAAAGAATTATCCTGTTCAATCGTTTGCAACGGCTGACATTGTACCCATATCTCTGATATACATTGATAAGTTACTGACAGCAAACAAGCTACGTAGTTGCGTAGTCAATACGGTGCATGACTCAATTGTAATTGACATACACCCTGATGAAGAGGAGAAGGTACTGCGAGTAATACAAGCAGCTAACGATAAGCTGATACCAATAGTCAACCGCAAGTGGGGCATAGACTTTAACATACCTCTACTATTAGAGGCAAAGATTGGTCCTAATTGGCTTGACACAAAAGACGTAGCGTGATATAACTTACTTTCGACAAACTCAAAGGAGAACTAAAAAATGAATCAAGTAGCAACAACAATCGACACGAACAACTTCGCAGCAATGGCTCAGGCAATGGGTATGAATGCGGAGTCAACCAACAAGGCAAGTAAGGCAAGCACCCTTGCACGTTTTCGTATCCACCACACACCTATCATGGGTCAGGAAGAGATCAAAGGTAAGATGAAGAACATCGAAGTAATCGGTGGTGGTGCGTACAAGTTGGAGATACCTGACGGACCTGCGTACTACGCAGAGACTGTGACTATCCGTCCATTCCTTCAGCGGTTTATGCACAAGAAGTTCATCAAGGGTAATGAGAATACTGCCAATCGTTTCCTCAAGACTGTTATGGGTAATGACCTTAACAACGACATGAAGGACAACGAAGGTGGCTTCAACTGTGGTAAGCCTGCAGGGTTCATCCAAGATTGGCAAGCACTGCCCGACACAATGAAAGACCTTATTAAGTCTATCAAACGTGTTCGTGCATTGTTTGGTACGGTAGAATTAGTCAATCCAACAGACGATAAGGGTAACCCTGTATCAGTAGACGTAACCCCATTCATCTGGGAGATTGATAACCGTGATGCCTTCAAGACAATGGGTGAACAGTTTAACAAGCTCAATAAGATGCGGCGGCTACCTCCGCAGCACCACATGACTTGTACTACACGAGAAGTACCACTGCCTAACGGTAACAGCTTCTTTGTACCAGAGGCAGAGCTAGACCTTGGCAATACATTGGAGATGGACAATGATGCACAGGAAGTGTTCGCAAGTTTCATTGCATGGATTGAGAATTACAATACGTACATCCTCAACTCTTGGGATGAGAACATGCATAAGAAGGAAGATATAAACACAGACATCATTGAAGAGTTTGTAGACATCAATGAAGAGGATTTTGTCTAATGAACCATCCTGCTGAACTGGCGATCAATCAGTATCTTGAAGATGCTACATCTGGTAAATCAACTATGTCCGAAGAGACAATCACACAGATTGGTACAGATGTAATGGATGCTATGAGACGCCAGTTTGGTGGGGGCAAAGGGCGTGACGAGTTTCGTTTACGAATGTCTAACATTGGTAAGCCTACTTGTCAGCTTTGGTTTGCTAAGAACAAGCCAGAGGAAGCGTTGCCCAAACCAACCACGTTTGTAATGAACATGCTTCTGGGAGACATAGTTGAAGCTGCGTTCAAAGGAATTATTAAGGAGGCTGGATACCCATATGAAGATAAAGACAACTTTGTAACACTGCAATTAGGTGACGCTATGATCAAGGGGTCATATGATATTGTTGTAGATGGTGCAATGGATGACGTTAAGTCTGCATCCGATTGGTCATACCGCAACAAGTTTGAATCATATGATACACTACAGAAGAGTGATCCATTCGGTTATGTAGGACAACTGGCAGGCTACGCTAAGGCTTCAGGTAAGAAGGTAGGTGGCTGGTGGGTAGTCAATAAGGCTAACGGCAACATCAAGTACGTACCTGCTGATGGCCTTGACTTAGATGAACAGGTAGCTAAACTTGAGAAGACAGTAGAGATAGTAAATGAGAACAGGTTCGAGCGTTGCTTTTCACCTGTACCTGAGACATTCAGAGGTGTACCTTCAGGTAACACTGTGCTTAATGAGAACTGTAAGTTCTGTGACTTTAGGTTCTCATGCTTTGACATTGAAGAATTACCGTCTAAGGTATCAAAAGCTAAGACGTTACCGATTGTGGCGTATGTAAAATGAAAGCAAAGCAGTTCTCTGCAGCCATGAAGCATGGGTATAGGAGTGGACTAGAGGTCAGAACAAAAGACTATCTCATTGAGCATAACATGCCGTTCAAGTACGAGGAAGTCAAGATTGAATGGGAAGACCTAATGTACCGCACTTATACCCCAGACTTTGTACTGAAGAATGGTATAATAATTGAGACAAAGGGATTGTTTTCCGCTGATGACAGGCGTAAGCATTTAGCGGTTAAGGCACAGCACCCTAAGCTTGATATAAGGTTTGTGTTTACAAATAGTAAAAATAAATTAAGTAAGGGAGCTAAAAGTAGCTATGGACAATGGTGTGAAAAGAATGGTATAAAGTATTACGATAGGATCATACCTCTCGAATGGCTAAAAGAAAAAGGTAAGGACATGCATCCCTCATGGATACACTGCCCGTACCGTAAAATTAAAAGGAGTTGACAGCATGGTAGATGAAGAAGAAAGAGTATTTGTAGAGTTTAATCCAAACGATTACATCATTAGGTTGTCACCTTTCTTAGACAGTAAGGGTGATTGGACAGGAGAGTTGTTAGTTGGTACTGTAACTACAGATGAGAACGATATGTCAGATGAAGATCACTTCAATCTTATGACAATAACAAAAATGGTTTGTGCTGCAGTACCAGCTATGGAAGAAGATGACAATGTTCGTGACGTATTAAACAGTATAGTAGACAGAGTTGAAGATGAAGACGAAGAAGAAACTTCACCAACGATAGTAGTAGAAAGTACAGACGATAACGTAATCAACGTTAGTTTTAATGGCAAGAAGGTGCATTAGCATGGATAAGAATATGTATAAAGAAATGTCTGACGCATTAGAAACTGAGTACGATGACGATGACATGGTAAACTCTCCTGCCCACTATAACTTTGCAGGTGTTGAATGCATTGATGCAATTCGTGCAGCAACAGGAGAAGAAGGGTTCTCGTATTACTTACAGGGTAACATTATGAAATACTTGTGGCGGTACAAATACAAGAATGGTGTAGAAGACTTGCGTAAAGCACAGTGGTATCTAAATGTATTGATTGAAGATCAAGATGATAGTTAAAGTATTCTTAACCCTTGACATAGATGAGACTGAGTACCAAATGCCAGCAGATAACTTCATCAATGATGAGATACGAGAAATATTACAAGAGTTCATCTATGATGTAGATGGGTTAACAATTAAATCAATGAAAACAGTATCGGAGTAGACATACATGAACAATTATTTACCAACAGACTATCAAGCTTTCATTCATACCTCAAGGTATGCACGTTGGTTAGACAAGGAAGGCCGCAGGGAGTCATGGTCAGAGACAGTAGGGCGATACATAGATAACGTAGTACGTAAGATACCAACAGTACCTACTGATCAAGTTAGTAAGATTGAGGAAGCTATCCTTAGCTTAGACGTTATGCCATCTATGAGGGCAATGATGTCAGCTGGACCTGCACTAGACCGTGACAACACTGCAGGGTTTAACTGTAGTTACTTACCAGTAGATGATCCCAAGTCATTCGATGAGGCCATGTACATCCTTCTGTGTGGCACTGGCGTAGGCTTCAGTGTTGAGCGACAGTTTGTTAGCAAGCTACCA